ACTCTTTCCTCGTCAGTTAAATCATCATCCTGAGGCTCTAATTCAAACTCATCTTTATGAGCCCCAGAAATAAAACCAGAAAGAGTTCCATATACTATAGATGTCATTTGAGAATACGCAGAGGCTTGAGCTTTAGCTTGAGATACCCTTTTCTCATGCTCTGCAGCTATTGTCTTACAGCGCTCTTCACCAGCCTTACACTGATTATACAAATTAATAAGTGTACCTTCAAATATAGAATCAGAAGAAACTAATCCAAGCTCAATCGCTTCCTTTATCTTCTGCCTAAGCTTGATGATGTTGTCATCACTTTCTTTCTTACTCATCTTTCTTTTCCTTTCTCTTTTTTTTCGCCAAATAGTTAATGAGGACTAAACAGCGTTCACAATAAACGCCATTCATGTCCCCATTAATCATTGTTACACAAAAGAATCTGGTGGGAAGAGCGGGGGAACCAGGACCATCTCTTCGAAATGTTTCCGGGGCCTTATAGCAACAATCACACTTTTGATCATTTTGAGGATCTATTTCTTTATATGTAATATTTGGAGGTATCATTACCCAAAGATATATATCTTAGGCTTCCAGGATAACAAAGTTTATATGGTCATTTGCCCTAATTCTTCGATAAGTGGTAATTTGAGTGTTTGAGGTCTCCTCATAATCATCACCATTGGCAACCGTTCCAGGATCCCGAAGAACTCCTCTCCAGAAAACCATCATCCCTGCACCATTATTAGTACCATCCTGTTGATAAGTTAAACCTCCAGGTACGGTAAGCACTGAACCCGGAGGTAGAGGAGCGCCATTTCTTGTGATAACTCTAGTTACATTTGTTCCACTAGATGAAATAGAATCTGCAAGAAGCTGAAGAGTATCTGTAATTGTATAACCATCAGCATTATCTAATATTGGTCCAGTATATGTTCTATCACCAATTTGTTCATTAAGAGTGTTTAATGCTTCTACAACTGACGGGGTGGCATCTGGAAGATCCGAAAATGGGAAGAAGTCTGTAGTATTTGTAAGTAGACCGTTTAAATCAGTATCACCATCATTAACGCCAACAACTTCCTGCAAGTCATCGATTCTTTTATTAGCAGAAGAGTCTCCAACGATACCATTAACTAAGGTAACTCTAAGAGCATTCTCATCCATAGCATCAAGGCACTCTCTGTAACCATAAAATAAATCTACCTCATTAGGCTGTCCGGCTTCCCAAACATAAGGTATTGAAGTGGATATATCATCACCCTCAGGTACAGACCTGAATTCAACCTCTACTGAATCAGGAGAAGTTGATCCTCCAGCTCTAGTCCTACCAATAATTCGATTACCGGCATTTGGACCAGTCAAAACATATAAACTTAATGCACTATAGCCATCAATGATTTCTACAAATGTACCAGAATCATTACCAGCATCTGCTCCATCTGATATTGGAACACCAGTTCTATCAACCGCATCTGCATGCTTTAAGTTACCAGTGTCATTTAATGTAACAAAAGCATCAGAGACTGCAACAGCTACATCTTCAAACTTTCTATTAACAACAAAAGACTTAGCATCAGTTGTTTTACCTGCAAGGTTTGATAGGTTTGCATCTACAGGAGTTCCCTGATCTGTACATCTGAGATAAGTTGGTATTGCCTGATCGAAACCAACGCCCTTTATAGCTGCACGATCAGACCTTTCATAGTTAATGTCATCCTCTAATGAATAAGCATTACGCTCTGTCCAAGATATAGATCCATTATTTGCATCTGTTACTGCAGATGGGTTTGCAATTTCAACACTTGTAGCACTTATGAATTCAGTAATTAGAAAGGAGCCATTATTAGCAGCAGTTGAAGCTCCTGAAATCTCTAAAAATCTACCAACTGACTCAGCACTCATACCTGTTAGGCCAGATACTACAACAGTAGCACCCACAGTGATAGATGCTACGACACCGCTTTGTCCAGCTATAGCCCTACCAAGACAAGCAGACTCGTCAGCCAATGGTAAAGTGTCAGTTTGAAAGAATGAGCCATTAATATCAAGCTCTTGATCTAATGCGTTTTTTCTAAATGAAGTCATTTTAATACCTATTAAATATTTGGATTTACAATAGCGTAATCTGCTACTATTTCAGATCTTGGATTAGGGACAAAAGATATAAAAGTTATAGTATCATAACCTGTACCGATACCTCCAGATTCTGATATGATAAAATCACAGTTTTGTATTAACCTTCTACCATTATGCTCAACTATGATATGAAATTCATTATCTTTAAAATTACCTTCAAGAAACTTATCCCCAGGAGCTACGGTAAATGTTCTATTTGAATTATTTCTAGGACCAATCATAGAGAATTCGTTTCTCCAAAGATATGGAACCTCAGCTGAAACATAACCATCAAAGGTCGCGTCCAAGCCCTCTGTAATTCCTGCATCTATAAGAAATTGCCTATGGCATGGATCAAACTGTAGAAGATCAATATTCGACTCTATAACTCGAATTTCACCTGCAACAATCTTGATGTAAAGCTCACCTTTCAAAAGAGAGTGTCGTATATCAGCTTCGGAGACATATGGAAACTCCATAAGATCTCTGGACATGCCGTTCTTAATTGGGTACTTAAATATACGAATGCGCTTGCCACCTTCCGCAATATTCTCAACACGAAATACGGTGGGGCACTGCTTTTGATACCAAGTTTCAAACCCTACTGCTGGCATGTAATCCTTTTATTCCACTACTGAATCAACAATCTTAATAGTAATAGTCCTTTCAACTGACTTCTCTCCTGATCTTCTCATTGGAGAGCCAAACAAAGCACCAACAGAATCATCAGACTTCTTATCCATATTGAATACAATAGGATTAGTGTTATTACCCTGACCATTATTTAGAGCGCCAATAACTTCCCTCATATCTGCGTCTCTTCTTTGATCAGCAAGCTTTGTTTCAGTCTTCTGATTCTGCACAATAGCCTCAAGTAAAGAAAGCATTTTATCATTAGAGTCATGCACCTCACCAGTCTTTCTAGACTGTTCAAACCCTCCAGTTGACATAAGGAAATCTCCACGATTCTTTAAATCTTCATCCTTGGAAAGGAGTCTCTCCCTAATCTCTGACTTGGAAGCCATCTTTATATCTTCCAGAGTGTACCTATAGCGGTTATAAATAAGCTGCTCAAGGTAAGAAAGATGTGGCTTAAATACTTCTATATTAGAATCACCTGCTCTTTTTAATTTAACCCTGTCTAGATTTGTAGATAGAACCCTAACATATGAATCATGCCACTCTGACTGAGTATCAAACTGTTCCTTCAGCTCTGCTACGACTTCCTGAAGCTTATCAAAGACTACAATTTTTTCTTTTGATTCATCATCGATAAAATCCTCTGACCTATGCCAGTGCTGAAGATTTCTCCTTGGATTTCTATCCTTCTCCTGATCTACTCTTCTAGTATCAAATGCAACCTTTTTAATACCTGCGTTTAGCTCGTTTAACGCTGCTACTCTTGCAGCCCTTTCAACGCCCAAATCTTCGTCTCTAGATACGACTTTGAAATGCTGCTCAGTTGGGCATCTTGTAGATTTGGTCTCAATATAGAATTCAAGATCATCTACCATTTTTGCTGTTAGTGCTATTTTAGCGTCAAGAGGAAGTTTATCAGTCATGTTAATCCGGAATGTAGTTACAACTCCCTGTGGGAGAGCCCTTGTAAATTATCGCTGTTAGCTATCAGCCAGCAAGAGTAGACTTGCGACCAACTGCAGTACCACGAGGGTTAACAATTCCGATTCCGATTTCCTCAGAAACAACCCAACCAAGCTTAAGCTGCTTTGGCTCGTCTGCTGGAAGAACCTCGATATCCTGACGGATTGGCATAACACCAACGAACTCTGGGTCAGCTGCACCGAAAACAGTTCCTGGAGGAACAATCTTTGAAACCATAATGTCTGCGCCCCAGATCTGAGCGTAGAGACCAGTCTGAAGGATCTCGCGCTGAGTTACTGGGTCAACCTCACCACCACCTGGTCCCTGGCCACCGCCAGATGCCCAGTTGAGGATATCGTTGAACTCATTGATGTTCATGTAGTACTTGGTTGTAACAAGGTCCCAACGATCAATCTGAGCCTTGATCTCAACGAGGTCACGCTTAAGAAGACCACCATCGGAGATGTCCTGAGCGGTGTTCTCAACAGTTGCAGAGTTATTAATAGCAGCGAAGACGTTTGCATCTTCCTGTGCCATAATCTCTTGACGTGCCTTCTGGACTGCACGGTCGATTACGTTGAAACGACGACGACGAACCTCAGAGATACGAACGGTTGGGTTAGCGTAAAGCTCGAAAGTTGGAACTGTTACACGGTCACCGAAAACGCGAGACTCTGGACCAGAACCGTTAGAAGAAACAACAACTGCTGCAACGTCGATATCACGGTCATAGTTCGGATTGACACCCTGACCGAGCGGATCGATCACGAGTAGACGACGCGCTATGCCCTGGTAGTCAAGGTTACGACGAATTGGGTTAGCCATTGACTGAGCAAGAGCAACCTTTCCGTCCTGGGTGAGAACTGCGCGAGAAACAAGCTCATCTGTCTTTGCGTCAGTGATCTGTGGTTGACCAGCAAGAGCAACATTTGCTGGCTGATTTTCTTCAAGAATTGAAGCGTACTTTGCGAGAGTTGTGAGCGCGTCCTTTACGGATGCTGCGTTCATATCTCCCTGTGCGTTAAACATTGACACATTGTTTATCCTACTATAGTTAAGTGACCGCCCGACTTACGCCAACAATCTGGTTTATTAGTTTAATATAGGCCACTAAAA